AATAAGTTTGAGCTTCTCTTCACGCTGCTCTTTGTTGATTGCTTTGACATCTCGGATGTATTTCTTCTGCGCATCTGTCTTTGTTTTATTGACTTCAATCTCGTGTGTAACATCTTTGATCTGATCCCTTAACAATGACTGCTTCTCTTTCAAGATACCATTCATCTTAGAGAATACGTTAATGTCCAGAAGGTCCTCGATAACATCCCGTCGATTGTTTGAGCTTAGCTGCATGAAGGGAATGAAGGAGGAAGAGCCTAGCACAACAATCTGATGGAAGCTCTTATGGTTGAGCTTCAGGATGTTTTGCTCGAGGACCTTCTGGTACTCTTTGGCATGGGAGTCTTGATTCAACATGACATCACCACGCCAGATTTCAAACTTATTTGGCTTGATAGCACGTACGATCTTAAAGTCAGATCCTAGTACATTGAATGTAACCTCAACCTGACAACCCTTGCCATTGATACTATTCACAAGCTGTGCTTTTGATATGTTACGGTGGGCTTTACCAAACAACGCGAAGGAGAGAGCGTCGAGCATGGTAGACTTGCCTGCACCGTTTTGACCAACGACAAGGGTTGTCTTCGCTGATTGGAAGTCTAACTCACACCAGTTATTACCAGCGGATAGAAAGTTCTTCCAGCGGAGGGTTTTAAATACAATCATACTACTTCTAAAGTCTGTGCTTCAATCATAAGGTTAGACATCTCTGTCTTGATACGATCTTTATCTAGGTCAGTATCAACAGCATCGATGTAACTGTTTAGCAATGTAGGAGTATCTTCCACTGAAACCTCTTCATCGTCAACAGAGGATCCTACAAACTCATTAAAGTTTTCTGCAATCTTTAACTCAAGTATCTCTCGATTGTTGATACGCTCAATAAATCGATCAAAAGTAAACGAGTCTGCTTTATTGATAACAACTATCTTAACAAACTTACCTTCTACCTCATCAAGATCATAATGAAGGTAATCACGCTTACTATCATCATAGTAGATACGATGAAACAAAGTGTGAGGATTTCTGATCGCTTCGAGCTGTCGAGTCTCCGTATCCAAGATATGAAAGTACTTAGCATCATGCGCATCATTCCAGAAGAACTCCATCTGTGATCCGAGATAGTGAATATTATCTTGAGTTGACTTTGTGTGGAAGTGACCAGATAGAACAGTATCAAACCGACTAAAGATCTTACGATCAAGTCCATGTTCACATTTGATACCCTTCATCATCTCATACCCTTGGATGTCAAAGTGTCCACCAATCCAATCACATTTAGCGTTCGCCAAGAAATCCATTGTTTCCTGCTCGTTGGCGTCATCAATCCAAGGGACAAGACCCATCTTCAAAGAACCATATTCCATAACAGTTGGCTTATGGATAATAGTCTCCTCATTCATATAGTGACCAAGTAGTTCTTTCAGTGAGTTCAACTCGCCAGTGTTCTTGTAGAACGTGTCATGGTTACCACGAATGATATCCATGGTGATACCATGCTCTCTTAACGGTTTAAGAAACGCTGAACGATTGCGGTTAAGAGCGCGGAAGTTAATAAATTTCCTGTTATCGTAGTAGTCACCAAGGTGAACGATATGGCGAATGTCATGTTCCAAAAGATAAGGAAAAAATACATCAGCATAAAATTTCTCTGCGTTATCGAGAAATATGTCGCTGCTATTGCGAATACCACAGTGAGTGTCATTTAAGATTGCCAGTTTCATGTCGTTACGTTTAATATCACAGTTCGTCTAATATCTGTTGCACCTAAGGTATCAAAGCTATGTTTCTTATGAGGTGCATTATGAAATCCCATACCACCATTAACTATCCAAGGTGTATAGGTGTCGTCTATCTTTGTACCCTTACCATTATCCGATAAATGCAATACAAAAGTAAACAGTTTATTTGGATTATCGGCATGAACTTTGTACTGCCAATCCGGAACGATGTTGTCAAATGTTATCTTATAGTTATCAACTATAGGCTTACCATAAAGTTCAGCAAGAGATTCCAACAAAGGTTCAACAACATGATCAGGAATATCACGATTGCGATTAGTCCACTCAGTCCTGTATAGATCATGTTTATGATGATACACTTCTTCTAGTGAATACTTGTTAACGATCTCAAAGTCCTCTGGTGACAAGAAATCATTAACAAGTATATAAGACCAAGGACTATGCTTATTTGTAATCAACATGATGGTCTTTGTTGAGAATGTTATGTGTAGGCGTCCAACCTAAGTTCAACAAGTACTCAACGTTGGCTTTAGTATGCACTCGTTCACCCTGAGGGTTTGCATCACGGTATTCACCCTCGAAGCCCATGATCTTAGCAACCTCTTCAACAGGGGTTGAGTGTCCAGTACCAATATCAACCACAGGATGATTATCAATAACCTTATCATAGTTCATCATAATAGTGTAGATACCATCTAGTAAATCAAAGATGTGAATGAAATCACGATAGTGTCCACGATTGATATATGTTACCTCATCACGTTCAAACTTACGGAATAGCATATCAGGACGTCCAGGCCAGATAGTATGAAATCTCATACCAATTGCATTACTGCCCATAGCTTGAAATTCATTCATTTTCTTAGTAGCAGCATATGGATTGCCCCACCACTCATAAGCATTTGAGCTAGAAGCGTATAGCATTTTATTAGCATAATATGCACCAAACTCTAATGCATTCTGTGTACCCATTACATTGTTATGATAATACTTCTCTGGATCATCAAATGATGGACGTACACCTGCAAGTGCAGCTAAATGGATTACAAAATCCCATTCAACATTACCATACTTTTCCCAATCAGCCCATACTGTAACATCACCTTCAAAATGCTGTACGTAATGCTCTCGACGCTGTAAGTACTTTGCTAGTCGCGACCCAACCATTCCATCTGAGCCAGTAATAAGAACCTTCATTATTCATCCTCCAAAAAATTTCCTAGATCAGAATCAACAAGAACTTGTCTCTTGCGTCTTTTCTTCTCTTCTTGTGCATACACTTTAAACTCATCATCACGTTCTTTTACTTTATCAATACGATCCTTCAATGTATCAACAAAGGCTTGCATTGCTTGGACGGATGCCTTATCACCCATATCAGCCGCAATGTATTCTTCTAAACCACTCTGAGAAAGGTATTTGAGTTTGACGTCTTGTTGTTTCTTTTCTTTGGCAATTCTGCGTAGAAAAGCATACCACGAGATCTGAGTGAAATAAGCAAACGCATTAGGTAATCCTGTTCTTGTTGCTGCTTCAACATTGTAATTTTCAATTGCTTTTAAACAATTCTCTACCGCATCCATTACCATCTCTTCACGATACGTGTAACGAATAAAGTTAGACTTATGCGACAAGCCTTCTGCAATCTTTAGAAAGCAGCTTGCAATATAGTCTGGGACAATAGGAATCTCTTGATTGGAATTCTTAGCCTCTGCAGCTGCTGTACAATAATTTACAACAGCCTGAGAGAACTCCTTATTATTAACGTAATGAATACTTGCGCGTTTGCTTCTAGCCATAATAAAACCTCACTAAGTTATATAATAATAGGATCGGGACCGATAGACAACATTTATTTTTCCTGTTGACAAAGTTAATTTTCTGTGTATAATAAGGCTGTGGCCTTAGCAGGGGCAGTATATCTACTTAACAAAGAATCCAATTCGGGGGTCATCTAACTGTCCATCTGCATTATCGTAGTCTTCAATAAACTGATAGTTATGTATCTCATATGTCTGTTTCTTAGGACCTAGATCAGAAGCCCACACTGGAACAATATGATCGTATTTTGGATCAGGAGATTGTCTTAAATGAACTTCAATAACTTTATCGCCAATAAACTCTACATTAATATGACCTACGTCTCTTAACTCTACTAGCTCATTGGGCACTGGAGGTATATAGTCTGATCGTTTCCACTCGTAAAACTTAGATAGATTAATTGGCATATTGACACCTTCATAGCACGATTGACCTCTCCAAGGTTCTTTCCATTCGCCCATGATGTTATCTCTATCATATTCCCATTTGTAGTCTGCAGAGTAATGAGGACCATCAAAGTATTCACACCAGAAGTAACCAGCAGGAACTTGATTGTAATCACCACCTTTGATTTCTTTAACAGTAGCGCCAACACCCATACCAGAAAGATTGTAGATAGGTCTAACAACATACACACCATCATCAGCAGGAGCAATGCCAGCTGGACCACAATCGTATCCCATCTTCTCAGCTACCCATAGTTTGTTAAACCAATTGCGGTGATGTGGATATGCTCCGTATGCCTCCCAATCTTCCATCAGTGTAACTTGTCCTTGTCGAATAAATTAACAACGTTGCTTTGCTCATCAGAATCCTCACCAGTTAATTCAGCAAGCCGTTGCATAATCTGTTGGTATTTAGCTTCAACCTTTTCTTGGTATTCTTCTTCAGATTGCAACTCACGTTCAAGTGATTTTGTGTACTGTTCGAGTAGAATAGGATCAGGTTTTGCTTCACCGATAATGTGAGAATAGTTTAGTAGCTGGAAATACGTGTCAGATATCTGTGAGGCCATCCAAGGACGGAATGTGTGATAGCGAGTTCCATCGGATGTCTCAACTTTATAGACAGCCATTGCATTTCGTATAACAAGATTGGCGTCTTCCTCACCAGGTTCCTCAACGACCTGGCAAATCAACTCATCACCATTACTTAATCTAAACTGTATGTATCCGCTCATTTAATATCCACCTTAACTAGCTCGTACTTGAACTGTTCTTTTTCATATATCTTAACACGTTCTGCAGAATGCATAAGAGTGTAGTTGTTTCGCTTACCCCAATGAAGATCATCAGCTACATCAAACAATTGAGTTGTTCGCCCATCATCTGATTGTCTTAGTCCTCGACCGATTGATTGTAGGACTTTAATTTGAGACTTAGAAGGTGAAGCAAATATGATGTTATGTAGGTTCCGAATATTAATCCCAGTAGAAAAAGTCCCAAGGCTGGCAACGATAATACCATTCTTTTGCTTCTCCACAATCCTACGAACTGCTTCTCTATCAGA